TACGCCGAGCGAAAACCGCAAGGCCGCCATAAGAAGGGGCGGATACGCCGGAAGATGTTTAGCAAGCTGCAGACCACTCGCTTTATGAAAACAGCAACCACAGCAGACGAGGCCGCCGTTTACTTTGCCGGCAGCGTTATGCGCATTGCACGCGTGCACCATTACGGCCTGCGTGACAAAGTGAGTAAGCGCGGCCCAACCGTGAAATACGACGCCCGCCAATTATTTGGACTGAATGATCCAGCCATCACTGCCGTCGGTGACATCCTGATCGACCACCTCAGCAAATAACCTTCAGCACAGTCATTTTCGGCTGTGCTGGCCATGCCGGCAAACATAGACACAAATCGCTTTGCTCGATATCGGCCACTTGTGCCAGACACCACACAATGCCCGCAACATGCAGCCCGCGCCGCGCGCATGGCAGGCTGTGCCAATGAATACACAACTTTCTGAACTCCTGCGCTTGCTGACCAATCTGATCCGAATCGGAACCATTTCCGAGGTCGATACAGAGAACGGCCTATGCCGTGTGCAAACCGGCGGGCTTGAAACCGCGCCGATCAAATGGTTGACCATGCGCGCGGGCAGCGCGCGCACATGGTGGGCGCCGTCAATCGGTGAGCAGGTGCTGATCTTGAGCATGGCCGGTGAACTGACAACCGCATTTGTCCTGCCAGCCATTTTTTCTGACGCACACCCTGCGCCTTCGGATTCAGAGGGTGCCTTGGTTGTGGAATTCCCCGACGGTGCCAGGTTCAGTTATGACCCCGCAGCCGGTGGCCTGACTGTGGATGGGGTGAAAACAGCGCTGTTTAAGGCGGCGACAGGGATCAGGTTGGAAACACCAAAAGTCACATGCTCTCAGTTGCTGGAAACGGCACAACTATCAGTCACTAATGGCGGGACGATGACAGGCGACATCACCTACAGCGGCGGCCACTTCACATCTAATGGCGTCGTCGTTGATGAGCATGCGCACGGTGGCGTAGAGACAGGCGGCGGGATGTCGGGAGGACCGGTGAAATGATGTATCAGGGCATGAATACCAACAGCGGCCGCGCCGTCGAAGATATCGATCATATTCGTCAGTCAATCAGCAAGATGTTGCTGACCCCAATAGGCAGCAGGATCACCCGCCGCCCATTCGGCTCGCTGATGTCCGAGTTGATAGACCAGCCTCAAAACGACACAACAAGATTGCAGCTGATGGCCGCAGCATACAGCGCTATCAACCGCTGGGAGCCGCGCGTATCACTGACGGCCGTCACTGTGACCACGCAGATTGACGGCCAAATGATTGTGGACGTCTCCGGTAGCAGGAACGACACCACGGCGAGCATCAATATTTCAATTCCTTACGGGAGCGCATCATGAGCGTGATCGACCTTTCGCAGCTGCCGCCGCCCCAGGTAGTGGAAACCCTGAGCTTTGAAGAACTGCTTGAGGAAAGAAAGGTGCGCCTGCTTGAGCTCTATCCTGACGATCAGCGCGAGGCCATAGCACGCACCTTGGAGCTGGAATCCGAGCCGATCGTGATGTTGCTGCAGGAAAATGCTTATAGAGAAGTGCTATTGCGCCAGCGCATCAACGAGGCTGCAAAAGCCGTAATGGTGGCGTATGCCATCGGTGGCGACCTCGACCAGCTTGGTGCCAACAACAACACGCCGCGGCTGATGATCACCCCGGCTGACAGCGAAGCCATTCCGCCAGTTGAAGCGGTAATGGAATCAGATGCAGATTTTCGCCAGCGCATCCCGGCGGCATTCGAGGGAATGAGCGTAGCCGGACCAACCGGCGCCTATGCGTTCCACGCACTGAGCGCAGATGGAAAGGTTGCTGACGCATCAGCAATTAGCCCAGCGCCGGCGCTGGTCACTGTCACTATTCTTTCTCGCGAAGGGGATGGAACGGCCTCCCCTGAACTGCTGGCGAAAGTGGACACAGCACTTAACGATCAGGCAGTGCGGCCTGTAGCTGATCGCCTCACGGTTCAATCTGCCAGCATCATCAACTATGAGATTGACGCGGTGCTTTATGTCTATCCGGGGCCGGCGCAAGAGCCAATCCTTGCCGACGCACAAAAACGCCTGAACGCATACATCAACGAGCAGCGGCGCCTTGGCCGCGACATTCGCTTAACAGCAATCTATGCCGCGCTGCACACCCAGGGCGTGCAACGTGTAGAGCTGCGCAGCCCGCTTGCCGATGTGGTGCTGGATAAAACCCAGGCTGCCAACTGCACAAATGCCCGCAGTGCAATCGGTGGATCGGATGAATAGCCTGCTGCCGCCAGGTTCCTCCCCACTTGAGCGCCGCGCCGCGGAGGCATGTTCCGCCGTTAGCGATCTTAACGTGCCACTGCGCGACCTATGGAACCCGGATAAATGTCCGGTTGTTTTTCTACCCTACCTTGCCTGGGCGTTTTCTGTCGATCGGTGGGATGAAAAATGGCCAGCAGCTGAGAAGCGCAAATCCGTTAAAGACGCCTTTTACATCCACCGCCGGAAAGGGACGGTCGCAGCCATTAACCGCGTGATCGAAAACATGGGATACACCATGACGATCGAGGAATGGTGGGAGGTTACCGACCCTGCCGGCACGTTTCGTTTAACGATTGACGTGATGGACATCGGGATCACAGAAGAAATTGTAAACGAGTTGGAACGGCTAATTGGCAATGCCAAACCAGTCAGCCGCCATATTTGGCAACTGAGCTTGAGCACCAGAACAAACGGCCTGGTGTACTCCGCAGTCAGTATCCACGACGGCGATATCGTGACTGTTTACCCGGCAGATTATGAGCCGGAGGAAAGCATTAAATACAACGGCATTCCGCGCTTCGGCAGCGGCTATCACTACTCCGGGAAATAACATGGCTGAATTAAGAGAAGAGGCAAAGTGGGAAGATTCGATATATCAGATCCAGCGCGGAGATGAAGTGTCGGGCGGCCGTGATGGCGTAGCTAACATACCAACTCGCCAATTAGCAAACCGCACTGCTGCATTAAAAAATGACGTGGATAAATTAAACACGTCAGTGATGAGTGATGCGAAAATATACGATAGCCCTGAAGAGGCACAGCGCGCCGTCACTGACGGCATCGAAACCCGCCGGTTGTTTACCGTTAACTCTGCAATAACTAATTATTGGGTGGAGCAATACGAGAACGTAGACGGTGTTGTCACACCGACAGGTAAAAAAATCGTCACCAGTGCGTTCGTAGAAGCTGTTGAGCTATTGGCATCAGCGACAGACAAACGCACGCGCGGACTGTTGACGCTCCCTCGCTCCCGAAAACCTGTGGACTTTATTAGCCGTCAAGGCGTTAGCATGTTCTCGATAAATGAGAATAGTGAAAAAGAGATGCCTGGAAAGACCTTCTCCGATTACATGAATATTCTGCGAGGGCTGTTTATCGGTACGTCTACGTTGCGGAAAGCCCGCCCCGGTTATTTGTTCAATCTCATTACCGGCGGCTTCCGGCTGTTAGCCGTTCGTGATGATGGAGCCGCTACGCTGGAATATCGCGGCATCCCGCTGGAAACCCATATCGGGCTATTGCAGAACACCATGGGCGGCTTCGGTGATTCCCTGACTGACAATGGACGCAATCCAGCAGAAAACGGTAAGCCACGCGGATGGACGTATAACGCGCGTTCGTGGCAGGTCTGGGCATCAATGTTCAGCGGTGGGCGAATTAAATATGTCGGCCAATGGGCGACAGGTGGCTATACAAATGCCGATATGATCCGAGATCATTTAAAACCGGCGATAGCGGCAAAGCCTCGGTTTATCACATACCTCGGTAGCCGTAATGACGTTATTCAAAAAAATGAAGACGGCAGATTTAAATTTTCGATAGCGGAAATAAAAAGCAACATTAAATATATCCTGACAGAATTCAGAAAAAACGGGATTATCCCTATTGTATGTTCTATGGCTGCTCAAAATAACGCAGACCCAGAATTGAAAAGTCGTGAAAATGCTCTTAATGCGTTTCTGCATGCCTACGCAATTGAACAAGGATATCCGTTCGTTAATATGCGAGCCGCAACCGTTGATCCGATTACTGACGGCTGGAAAGAAGGCTATAACGGTGTACTAGCGAATGGGCAACCAGATCCGTCACACCCGGTATCGCTTGGGTCGTATCACATGGGTAAGGTGTTGTCAGAGGCAGTAGAGCCGTTCACGATGCCGATTTATCCCCCGTTAGCCATTGCGAATCCTGTCACGGATGGCGGTGCGAATGTGATTATTAACCCGTTATTTTTGGACGTAGTAGGCGGTACGCCATCGGGTTGGTCAGTTGAAGCCGGCAGCGTCGCCATTTCGACAGACACATCTGTCGTCGGTAACGTTCTCACAGTAACAGGCGGGGGAACAACAATTGCGCGTGTATCGCAAATCGTGATCGTTACGGCAGGCGAAAAACGTACATTCAGTTTCAGAGTAAAAACAGACGTTACAGATAAAAACTCAACGGCATGTTATCTCGAAGCAAACGACGAATTTAAAACTAATCTCGCCGGGATCAGGACGTGGAATCATTCGACAGACGGATACATGACATTCAGCTACGACGTCATTGTTCCTGTTGGTGTAACTGAAATTAAGGTCATTATCGCGGCCAATGCGGCAACAATAGGTGTTGGTCAGATGGGTTTATTAAAACAGGAGGCAGTATGATTATCGGCAGTATTCTTATTATTTGTGATGGCGTCGTTAATGCCAAAGATTTGGAACTGGCTGAGCCTGAGATGCTGCTGAATGACGATGCCAGCCTCGCCACTTACAGCATGCAAGATAAATACGATTCAAGCGGTAATGCACGCGATCTGAAGACAGAGAACGATTTTACCGAAATCGGTATGCCCGTAGTTGCTGACTCGGCGCATGGCGCTGATACGGGCATTATCGAGACTGACGAAATGACGTTTGCTATCTGCATCAATATGAATAAGCCAACTGTGTCAGGTCGGATTTTCTCTAACCTCTCCCCTGGTATAGCACCGTTTTCAGGCATTCAATTGCGCATCGAACCCAATGGCGCGCTGATTTTACAAGTTGCGACTGGTGATGTTAATAACGGGCAGACTGGTACTATTTCAGTTACCTCGGTAGAACATGGTGGCGCGGTAGGTGGTTGGACACGATTCACCGTCACAGTCTCAAACACAGAAGCGTCTATAACACGCTCCGGCGGTGAGCGCAGAGCAACACCGATTGCTAAGCGTTCTAAATCCACTCGCCCGCTGATCCTGAATGGTGCCCCCAGCCCAGAGCAAAACATGGGACTGCCGGGAACATGGGGATGTTTCGCTGTTTATGACCGCGTATTGACTGCCGAAGAGCAGGCAGATAAACGCGACAAAATTAAAACGATCATGAGCCTGCGCGGTGAATTCGTTAATTAAAGGTGAGCACATGGCCGATAAAAAGTTTCTCACGCTGATCACTGCCGCCGGCGCGGAACGTATAGCGAATGCCGCAGCCACTGGCCAGCCGGTAGGCATTTCTGAGATGGCCGTCGGCGATGGCGGCGGCATTTTGTCGATGCCAAGTAATGGCAGTACCAGATTGATCAATGAGCAGTACCGGGGCGTGCTAAATAAGCTGGTGATCGCTGACAGTGACGCCAGTGTTATTGAGGCTGAAATGATTATGCCGCCACAAATTGGCGGCTTCTGGCTTCGCGAGTTGGCGCTATATGCCGAGGATGGCGAATGCATTGCCGTTGGCAACATGCCGGAAACCTATAAGCCATTGCTGGCCGAAGGTTCCGGCCGCTTCCAAATCATCAGGATGCAGTTGAAAGTCAGCAGCACGGCGGCGGTGGAACTGATTGCTGATCCGTCTGTTATTTTGGCAACGGTCGAAGACGTCAATACTCTGGAAGAAAAGGTCAAAGACTATACCGATGAGCAATTGTCAGACCATGAACAATCGCGTAACCACCCAGACGCCACGTTAGAAGCCAAAGGATTTGCTCAATTGAGCAACGCTACGGACAGCGACAGCGAAGAACTAGCCGCAACGCCGGCAGCCATCAAAGCTGCCATTGCGACCGCAATCCGCCAGGCATGGGAACTGGATAATCCTGTGGGAACTTCTCGTTTGTTCAACCAGAACTTAAATCCTAATGAACGTTGGCCGTGGTCAACGTGGGAATATGCCGGTGAAAACCTAACAATCAGATCGGCAAAAGCAGACGGTTCCGACGTAGGCACCCAGGGTGGCAGCGACACCGTGACCATTGCGCGAGCCAACCTGCCGCAGTCAGTGCTGAATGTGTCGGGAAGCACAAGCGAGCAAGGGGCGCAAACGCTGCAAACAACGCCAGCTGGTAGGAACAGGCATCAGGGAGGAATGTCCGCGCCCGGCGAGGCGTGGGACGACGATTATATTGTTGGTTCCGACAACGACAGCCACAGAAAACGCAACTACACAAGCGAGGCTGAAGACCATATCCACGAGGTCACCGTACCGCCGCACGTTCATACCGTTTGGGCGCAAACGGAAGCACTCGGCCAGGGCCAAGCGATCAGCGTTGTCGAACGCCACAAGCTACAAATGTTGTGGCACCGTGTAGCATAAGCCCCACTCCGGGGCTTCATTTTTTCCTGCAGCACAGCCATCATTGATTGTGTTGGCCACACCGGAAAAACATAGCCCCTCAGCAAGATACCCGGCCATTGTGCCAGCCACCACACAATGCCCAGCGCATGCACTTAACGCCATCAGCGAACACCATAGCGGAGAAACCTTAACCGGAACCGGAGATCCGCCCGATGGCTGAAGATTATCATCATGGCGTTCGTGTCCTCGAAATTAACGAGGGCACCCGCACAATCACAACCGTAAGCACCGCCATTGTGGGGATGGTCTGCACCGCCGACGATGCCGATGCTGCGGCCTTCCCGCTCAACACCCCCGTATTGCTGACCGACGTACTGGCCGCCAGCGGCAAGGCCGGCGAAACCGGCACCCTCGCCCGCTCCCTGGACGCCATCGCCGACCAGGCAAAACCAGTTACCGTTGTTGTCCGTGTTGAACAGGGCGATACCGAGGCGGAAACCACAACCAACATCATCGGCGGCGTCGACGCCACCACCGGCAAGAAAACAGGCATGAAAGCCCTGCTGGCTGCGCAAAGTCTGTTAGGTGTGAAGCCGCGCATTTTGGGTGTACCTGGTCACGACAGTAAGGCCGTCGCCACTGAATTGCTGTCAGTGGCGCAGAGCCTGCGCGCCTTCGCCTATCTGAGCGCCTATGGCTGCAAGACGGTTTCCGAAGCTATCGCGTATCGCGAGAACTTCAGTCAGCGAGAGGCCATGCTGATCTGGCCAGATCTTCTGAGTTGGGACACTTTGACCAATGCAGACGCAAAGGCTTTCGCGACTGCCCGCGCATTGGGGCTGCGCGCCAAAATTGACCAGCAGACCGGTTGGCACAAAACGCTGTCAAACGTCGGCGTTAATGGCGTGACCGGCATCAGTGCGGATGTGTTTTGGGACCTGCAGGACAGCGCAACCGATGCCAACATGCTGAACAAGAACGACGTCACCACACTAATCCGCAAAGATGGCTATAAGTTTTGGGGCTCCCGCACCTGTTCCGATGATCCATTGTTCCAGTTTGAAAACTACACCCGCACTGCGCAGGTGTTGGCGGACACAATGGCAGAGGCGCACATGTGGGCCGTTGACATGCCACTGCACCCGTCACTGGCCAAAGATATCCTGGAAGGTATCAAGGCCAAATTCCGTGAGCTGAAATCTGCCGGCTACATCATTGACGGTAATGCCTGGATCGATGATGCAGCCAACGACAAGGACACGCTGAAAGCCGGGAAACTGGTCATTGATTACGACTATACGCCGGTCCCACCGCTGGAAAACCTGCTGTTACGCCAGCGCATCACTGATCAGTACCTGGTCAATTTCACCCAGAACGTGAACAGCTAAGGGGCACGCAATGGCATTACCACGCAAATTGAAATACCTGAACCTCTTCAATGAGGGGAACAACTGGCAGGGGATCGTTGAGTCCCTGACGCTGCCAAAGCTGACACGCAAGCTTGAGAATTACCGCGGCGGCGGCATGAGCGGTAGCGCCAAAGTCGATCTGGGGTTGGATGATGACGCGCTTGATGTTGAATGGACCATCGGCGGCATCGAAGCCCTGCCGATTAAGCAAATGGGCGTCGCAAAACTGGACGGCGTCATGCTGCGTTATACCGGTTCAATTCAGCGCGACGACACCGGCGAAGTGCAGGCGGTCGAAGCGGTGATCCGTGGCCGCCATAAAGAGCTGGATTTTGGCGAGCACAAGCAGGGCGAAAACTCGACCACCAAAATTTCTACCGCCGTGACCTACTTCAAGTTGACCATCGCCGGCGAGGAAATTTGCGAGATCGACACGGTGAACATGATCGAAAGCTTTGGCGGCGTCGACCGCTTGGCTGAACACCGCCAGGCCATCGGTCTGTAATTCCTTCGGCGCCGGAACGCCGGCGCCCTCTTCTTTCTGAAAATCGTGGAGCACAACCAAATGACCGAACCGACCAAAGTAATGCTGGACACTCCAATCCAACGCGGCAAGACCGAAATCACCGAGATCACCCTAACCAAGCCACAGTCTGGCGCGCTGCGCGGTGTGAAGCTTGCCGACCTGCTGGAAATGGATTATTCCGCGGTGGCAACCGTCTTGCCGCGCGTTTCCACACCGTCATTGACGCAGCAGGAAATCAGTGAAATGGATCCGGCTGACTTTACCCAGTTGGCCGGCGGCATCGTCAGTTTTTTGTTGCCGAAATCGGCGCTGGAATCCCGGCCGGTTTAACCATTGAAGACCTGATGGCGGATATCGCCGCCATCTTCCACTGGCCGCCGTCGGAAATGTACCCGTTCACCTTAACCGAACTTTGGGACTGGCGGCACCGGGCACTGATTCGAAGCGGAGAAAGTGATGAGTGACCGCAATCTAAGACTGCAGGTTATCCTGAACGCGGTGGACAAAATCACCCGCCCCTTTAAGACCATGCAGGCCAGCAATAAAGCGCTGGCCGCTGCCGTCAAAAACTCCCGTGATGAGCTGAAGCGACTGAGCGCCGCCGGCGACCAGGTGAACACCTTCAATTCGCTGCAGGCGACCATTAAGAAAACAGCCGACGAGCTGGCTGGCGCCAAGCTGAAAGCCCAGATGATGACGCGTGAAATGGGCGCGCTTGAGAACCCCACCAAAAAGCAGACAAAAGCCCTAGAGGATCAGTGGCGCGCGGTAGACCGACTGGAGCAAAGGCAAAAGAGCGAAGTCGCTCAAATGGGCCGGGTGCGCTCCGAGCTTTACCGCATGGGGATATCTGCCACCGATGGCGCCGGTGCTACAAACAGAATCGCCAACGAAACCGCCCGCTATAACAGGCTGATGCAGGAGCAGGAGCGCCAACTAAAACGCGCTGGCGAGCAACAGCGCAGAATGAATGACGCAAAAGCGCAATATGACAAAACCAGAGAGCTGAGAAACAACATCGCGGGAACCGGAGCGGCAACGGTTGCATCAGG